TTGTATCACCAGTAGTCAATCCGTGACCAACATCAGTAATAGTAACTGTTGAACTGCTGCTAGTGCTGTAAGTGTTATCAACTCTAGGGTTATTGATTTCATCGACAAGTTTACTTACGATGTGATTAGAGTCAAATTCAATTTCTTTTTGCTTAACTAGAAGCGGTGATTTATCAGTTTTAAAAGAGTATTCTGTGCCAGCAAGATCGATTGTATAAAGAGTATCGTAAGATACGATAGCAATAACAACAAAAGCCTGGTTAGGCAATGCAGGAGCGAGGTCAGCTGCATCTGTTTTCATTGCTGTTACTCTGTTTTTGTTCAGTACAAACGTATAGTCGTTAACAGTGACAATCTCGATGTCTTCTGGATCCGCTCCATGAAGATAAGCAGTGCTGGGAGCAGTAGGATCACAAGCAGTTACTTCAGCCTCGTAGTTAGTCTTAGCAGTACCCTCAGCGGTAACAGCGTTGTTGTATGCTGTCTGTGCTGTAGCCATGTCAGTGGTGGCTGTAGTCAGATCACCAGAAGTATGCGTAGCAGCGATGGTTTTATTGAGTTCGTAAACGTTAAAACCTTCACGTATAAACAGCGGGTGTTCGTCAGCTCTATCATTGCCTAAAGCATAGTTAGTAGGCATTGTACCGCCGCTTTCAACCGTAGCTACAACAGAACCGTTTTCTTTGACAATCTTTTGCAAGGTTGTCCTATTTTCCAAGACACCAGAATAAAGATCGACATTATACTCACCACCAGTATATGTAGTATTTACTTTAAACAGAACACTGGTAGTGGTACTTTGACCGTCAGAAACCTCTGCAAACGTAGACTGAGCGTTGTTAAGATCAGTAAGTTCTGTGTCAGTAGTATCTAAAGCAGTCCTGTATGCAGACAAATCAGTCTTAAGGTTAGCCAAGTTACATCCACCTGGAACACCTGTGCCAGTACCCATGTCTACAGCACGTGGCTGTCCATCATGGATACTCCACACACGGAACTGATCCTCATCATATTGCACTACATATTTTTCTAGATCATCTCTCAGGATTGGAAACCAACGACCTGAAGTAGACGCATTATTCAATTCGGCTTCGAACTTACCACCGGGTCGCTTAAGCATACCAAGTGCGTAATCAGGAAATACATTGACAGCTTCTTTTAACTGTCCAGGGCGTTTCTTACTGTCAGCTTGTTGGGATACTCCACCAAAAAAATTGGAAATCCTTTGAGTGATCTTACTCATCGTGCAAGTGCGTTATATGGTTGATAGTTGTTGTAGTAGTTCTCACCGTCACGCCAGCCAAAGATGGTATAATCACCTTGGTTACAATCGTATTCAACTGCAGACGCACGGGTCATGAACTCTTGTTCCTGTAGTAGTTGCGCTGTTTGAGCATCTCCGACAAGTTTAATTGCAGAGATTCTAGCAGCACGAGCAGTAATATAATTTTGAATGACTGGTGGTACATCACCAAAATCATAGAACCAAACTACGTCAGCTTTAATAGCTTCTTCAAATTGGAATGTATGATGGAGTCGGTCGTAGAGTTTAGTTCCACGTCGTACTACATCCATGTCATCACGATGCGTTTCAGTGTTTGCATCGATCTGCAAAGCGTTGGTCGGATAAAGAATTTCTTTTGTACCAGAATCAGGAGTCAGTTCGTAACCCCTTTCTTGATTGAACATCCATCCTTCACTTTGCACTTGCTTGTTAACTTCACGCAGAGTTGTAAGAACAATTGATACTTCTGGGTTTTGTAGATCAAGCGTGGTGACAGGAGCCTGCCCCACGGAACTGAGTATTTGGTTCACAGCATCCAGTTCGGTGGACGCAGCATATGAGACAGGCATAGCAGTAATAAATAAAAAAAAGGGGCACCCGAAGGTACCCCCAGTATAAGATCAAATAAAGATCAGAATGCGCTAGGCTTGGTAGCGGTGCCAGCAAACAGCTCCACGCAAGCAGCAGGGTTCAGGTAGTCAGCGCCCATGGCGAGACGACCCAAGATCACGTCACCCTGATAGATCACGGAGACGTCACCGCTGGTGACTTGGACCTGAGGACCGATGGCTTCCACGCAAGCAGCAGCTTCACGCTGGAAGATAAGACCGCAGGAGTTTGCGAATTCGGTTTCTTCACCGTACTCATTGTTGATACCGGTGACATCAGCAGCAGCATCCTCAACAGCAGGAGACACGAAAGAACCGGTGTTACCGGGATCGGTAGTACCAGGGTTCGTGGCAGAGCCAGTACCAAACTTGGTACCGTACTGACTGAAGAACGGAATGTTCATGGACTTGTAGATCTTGATACCGGCAATTTCGACGATACCTTGACCTTTCTGACGTGCAGTACCCTGCTCGTCGCGGTTGATCAAACCGTTGTTACCGACCTCTTGGATCAGTGCATAGTACTGACGAGGGTTCAGGATACCGACTCGGCCTTCCTGAGATACACCTTTTTCGTCCATTGCAGCAGCGGCGTCATAGAAAGCAGACACCAGTGCAGTGGCAGAATAAGCGTCAGAAGCGTTGGTAGTAGAACCAACCCGCACCTGAGTACCACCGGGCTCAACGAAGTTGGTCTTGGTGATAGGAGATGCAGCACGTGCGCCACGAGTAACAGCACGGAAGATCAGACGGTCATACTTCTCAGCGAGAGCATAGCCGATCTTACGAGAGATCTCAGAACGCAGGTCGTAGTGAGCAAGAGTCTCGTCAAGGTCGTAAACGAAGGCGCTGGAGATCAGCAGGTCGTCAACGGTGACGGTCTTCTCGGCCACCGGCGGCGCACCGTCGGAGTTACCGAGGATTGCGTTGCCAGGGGTATGATACTCAGCCGTGGTACGACCGGTATAGATGAACTGCATAGACTTACCGTTGGTAAGCGTACGCTTGGTAACCAGGTCGCGAGCGATTGCATTGTACTCGAAACCTTTGAACATTTCACCCGAAAAGAGCTTCAGGTAAAGAGCACGGGCGTCACCCGCACCGTTAGATTGACCAGGCCGTGACAGGCTAGTGGTCAAATCAGAAGATTGATGTGCCATTATACAGGAGTAAGATTAAAATTGACTTGCTCCCAAACGTTTGGAAATTTTTGTTGCAAAATGTTGTGGTCTATCCCACCGTCTAGACGGTTAGAGGTATCGGCGTACCGGCTCCAACCAATGCAAGGGAGGTCCGACTCTGAGGTGCCTCCCAAGCTATCACAGAAGACCTTTTAGGCACTTCTTCTGCTTACGACATTCTGGTTTTTTATTGCCACAATGTCCACAACGCTTGAACACTGCCTGACCAGGAGACGGCTGAGGCGAGTAAGGAACAGGTGTTGCTTTTGCAGTAGATGATTGATGTTTTTTAGGCATGGGTCATTTTTTTTGGATAAGTTACACCACGATAGCGGAGCGTATCAACACGATAACGCTCAGCACGGCGGCGCTGACCTTCAAGGAAACGAATGAGATTGATAGACATAGTTCGTACAGGAATAAACCTAAGCCCCGTTCCATGCTTAGGAAGTCATGCGTCTATGGTTGACTCAAGTACCATTTTTGTAAACTGTGTTTCTAAGAACTCAATGTCCTGTTGCTCTTGAGGGTGACCACCAGGCCACTGTTTCTTATACAGTCGAAGTGCGTCACGTATAACGCGAGCACCTTCATCACAGACTCGAATGTCAAACATAGATGAACGTACGAAAAATTAACCGATTGCTGGTGCAGTCAGAGCCACAGGAGTGGATTCAGCAGCAGCCAGGTCGAGGGGAAAGTTGTGGGCGTTGCGTTCGTGCATAACCTCCATGCCGAGACCAGCTCGGTTCAGGATGTCCGCCCACGTATTAATGACGTGACCTTCACGATCTTGGATGGATTGGTTGAAGTTAAATCCATTCAGGTTGAAAGCCATAGTGCTAACACCTAGTGCAGTAAACCAGATACCAACCACAGGCCAAGCAGCCAGAAAGAAATGCAGACTGCGGCTATTGTTGAAGGAGGCGTACTGGAAGATAAGACGACCAAAGTAGCCATGAGCGGCAACAATGTTATAAGTCTCTTCTTCTTGTCCGAATTTGTAACCATAGTTTTGGCTTACTTCTTCAGTTGTCTCACGGATAAGTGAGGAGGTAACCAG